TCCGTCGGCTTGCTCGACATCGAGGACGCCTGCGGCAATGACGCCGAGGGGACGGTCACTGTGTACTACTCAACGCGCGTCAGGGAGGTACTCAGCGAATACCGCCAAAAGAAGGAAACCGCACGTAGGAACGGCAAAATGGGCGGTCGGAAACCGACGGGGAAACCGAAGGCTAACCGACGTAAAACCAAGTCGGTTAGCAAAGGGGAACCGACGCGAAACCAAACCCCTACCTATATAGAAGAAGAAATAGAAGAAGAAGAAGGGGTTGGGCGCGTACGCGCGCGGGGGCTCGGCATGGCTCCCAACTCGAAGCAGCTCCCCACGCTCGACGAGGTGAGGTCGTACTTCGCGACGAACTGCCTGCGCGGCGACCCGGACGGCTTCTTCGCGCACTACGACGGGCAGGGCTGGGTCAAGGGGAACGGCCTGCCCGTCGACAACTGGGAGTCCGTGGCCCTCTCGTGGAGCCGCAGGCAGGCGGGCATAGACGCCGAGCGCAGCGCCCGTGGCGAGCCCACGGCCGAGCAGGCCGCGTTCCGGCCCGTCAAGTCCGACGAGGAGCGGCTGGCGGAGCTCGAGGCCGAGCTCGCCGCGAAGGGGTGGGCGTGATGGACGGCCTGCGGGGCGCCCTGCGGGGCGCCGCGGCGGCCCTCGCCGCCCGGGACGGGTGGGCGGCCCTGCCCCCCGCCGACCTGCCGAAGACCAGCATCGCGGCCCTGCAGCTCCGCCACGGCACGCCCGTCCCCCTCCCCGCCCTGTACGCGGCGAACACCATGGGCCGGGACGGGGCCGAGCGGATGCGCAAGCGCCAGCAGGCCGACGAGCTGTCGCGGCGCCTCGCCGCCAAGGCGCGGTGGCGCGAGGAGGCGCGGCACGACCGCATGGCCGACGAGTGGGAGGCCGCCCATCTGCGCGAGGAAGGCCCTCGGGGCCGTGGGGATAGGGGGAGACGATGACTGCCGCTGAGAACGCGCCTGCCACCCCTCTCGCCGTGGAGTGGCAGGTCACGCGCGAGACGCTGGTCGGCGAGGGGCTGTGGCGCTATCTCCCGGTCATCAACGTGGACCGCGTGGCCGACATCCCCGCCGACTGGCCGGGGGCCATGGGAGTGCCCATCGGCTTCATGGAGCGGTGGGACCGCGACCGGTTCGAGGTGCTGGGAAGGGGGCACCATCTCGTCATAGAGGGCGGGAGAAGGCCCTACCAGCGCGTCATGGTGCGGAACCTCAGGCCGGACGTGCCGGACGTCATGACGTTGGCGCTCTGCGACCGAGGGGCGGCGCGGTGCAGGTGCCCGCTGTGCGGGCGGCACTGCCCCGAATGCGGAAACGATTCGCAAATGGATAGAGAGATCGAGAGAGGGGAGGCTTGCATGAGCGAGCCGGTAATGACCTGCGAGCAGCACGTGCTGGCCGAGCTTGAGGAGTTGCAGGCGGAGAACGAGAGCCTGCGAAGCCGGGTCTCCGAGCTTGAGCAGGCGGCAGCCGAGGCCGACGCCAAGAGGGCGGAAAGCCCCGACGGCGAGATCGAGCCCCATGAGGTCCAGATCGTCAAGCTCAACGAGCCGTTCGAGACGGCGTACCTCACGGTCAAGGACGCGTGGGACTTCAGAAACAGAGAGAACGGGCTCGGGCTCACCGCAGACGAGGCACGCGAGAAGGCAGCGAGCGAAGACGGCCTGCGCGAGGTCGCCCGCATCAAGGTCGGGTGGAGCCGAGAAGAGGCCGTGCTCGTGGAGACCCGCATCTGGCCGTGCCAGCTCCGCACCGGGACGCAGACGTTCGTCATGGACATGTACGACGGAGGCAAAAGCATGATTGGGAAGCGTGTGCAAAAGGACTCCGAGGCCGCTTGCCGCGGCAGGTACTTCCCGGCGCACCGCGCCCAGGAGCTTGAGTCGCTCGGCTTCGAGATGCTCAAGAAGAACCTGCTCGATTACGCGGACAAGCTGGATGCCGAGGCCGCGAAAAGCGATGGGGAAGAGTGAGGAAGGCGCTACGATGACGAGAATCAACAAGTACGAACTGGTAACGGAAATCGCCATGCTCTGCGACGAGCTGGACGCATGCAGGCGGGAGCTCGAGGACCTGCGACGCGGCGCCGACGCCCGCACGGCGCCGGGCGGGGGCGGGGGCCTCGACGTCATCGACCTCATGTGCCTGAACGCGGGCCGCATGAAGATCTTCAATGATTGCACCCACAACTGCCGCACCGTCCATGCCTGGCGCGACGAGGACACGGGCGAGATCAATGCGACCAGCTTCGAGGAGTCCCGCGAGAACGCCTTCAGACGCTGCCCCGATTCCATGAGCAAGCGCGATTTCTTCGAGTACTTCGACGCGGATTTCCGCGCCAAGTACGAGGAGGACAGGGCACGCGCCGTGGATGCCGAGGCCATCAAGGTCAAGGAGGGCGAAGATGACTGACGATTCCATGGAGAGCATCCTCAGCGACTGCACCATCAACCCCGAGGACTACTGCCGCAAGTGGTGCCTCGGCCGGGGCGCCCACGGCGAGCCGGGGGATTACGTGCCGGACATGTGCACCCACCTGGTGGGCCGCACCGAGGCCGTCATGCGGCGCGACCCGGCCCATCTCGCGGGGGTGGTGTCGGGGTTCCGCATCAGTGACAAGGTGGTGTCGGGGTTCCGCATCGGGGACAAGGTGGTCCGCGAGAACGGGCGCATCGGCACCGTGATCGGCTTCGCGGTCGGCAAGGACGGCAGGAGCTGCCTGGTGCTCTCGATGCACGGCGGCCATTGGCGCACGTACCTCTGCCCGATCGACGAGGCGCGGAAGCTGGAGGTCCCCACGCCCGCGCAGGTGCGCTCCTTGATCATGGGCGCCATCGAATCCGCGGCCGGCGGGGATGACCGCGACGCGGAGGCGGCCGAGCGCGAGGCCGACCGCATCATCGACGTCGCGCGCGCCTGCTTCCGCGGCGAGCCGATCCCGATTGGGAGCTGGCAGAGGCATCGGGATGGGGGCGGGCGATGACTGAGTTCGATGCTGGCATGGGATGCGAGGGCAAGATCGGCGATTGCCACCGCCTCATGCGGGACATGCTGATGGCGCTCGTCCTCGCGTTGAGCGGCAGAGGCGACCCCGCGGAGCTGCACAGGCGGCTCGGGGAGTTCGCCGAGCGGATGGAGCGGCTCGGCGCGCTCGACGGTTCCCCGGAATAGCCGCCGCCATGGCGAGGCAGTGGGGACGCGATGACTAGCAACCAAGGAGAGCGATGCGTGATGGCCGAGAAGCTGATAGGTCAGGCAGAGCGGGCCATGCTCGGCAACGATCTGTTCTGGAGTTTCCTGAAGTGCGACGACGCCATGCCCGGGCATTTCATCGACCTGAGCTGGACCGGCTACAACGACCACGAATGGTGGTCCAGGTTTTCAAAGTTGTGCGAGCACGTGGAGCAGGGTGGGCGCAGGTTCCGCATCGACTTCACGAACTGCAACGTGTACGAGGTGATCGACTGATGGATCGCAAGAAGAATGTCGGCGACTGACGACGCGCTGGCCCGCATCGAGGCGCTGAAGCGGGCGGCGGACGAGGCCGAGCGCGCGGCCAGGCGGGCCAGGCGCGAGGCGGGCAAGATCGAGGAGCTGCTGGGCGGCGTGCGGGCCGAGGGGTTCGCGGAGGCCGTCGGCATCGTGAGGAGGAGGATCGGGGGATGACGGTCGGATGCTACCCCGACGGGGTCACGGACGGGCAGGTCGAGCGCGCCATGGCGCCGGGCGTCGGCACGTGCGGCACCTGCGGGTGGTGGGAGCCGTGCCCGCTCGCGGACGGCGCGGGCGTGTGCGGGCGGCCGTGGGGGCGCGGCGAGCTCCGCATGGACGCCCGCGGCGCGGCCGGGGAGGTCACGTCGGACGGCTGGTCCTGCGACGCGTGGACGGAGGAGCCGTGAGCCGCCCGGCGCTCTCGGACTGGGAGCTGGCCGAGCGCGAGGCCCAGCGGGAGGCGTGCGCCCGCCTCATGGGCCTGCGCCTGCCCCGCGAGGCGCTGGCGGACAGGCTGGCGTCGATGGGCGCGCGCCCCGACGGCGGCACGATCGACGGCTGGATCAAAACGGAGCTCAGGAGGCAGCGCCGGAGGGGGGCGGCATGAGCGCGGCGGCCCGATCGGCATCGCAGCCGATCCGACCGACCCCGCCCAAGGGCGCCCGGACGGTTAACCCGCATCCATCCCGTACACTAGTTCGTGCGATGGAGGGGGCGGTCCATGGGTCGCGAAATTGCCCCATTTGGGGCAAACACGAAAAGAACACATACCTACGTCAAGTGGGAGCCGTACATGGTCGAGGTTCTGCAGCGGCACCCCGACATGACCGCTGCGGAGCTGGCCGACCTGATGGGGCTGACCGTGGAGAGCGTGCGGTGCGCCCGCAAGCGGTTCGGCCGGTGGCCGGGAAGGGTCGACGGGCTGTGCATCGTGTGCGACGAGCGCCCGGTGTGGCGGGAATCCGCCAAGGCGAGGGCGATGCGCCTGTGCAAGGGGTGCTACATCCGTGAGGAGCGGAGACGCGACGAGGAGCGGCGCGAGCACGCCGCCCAGCGGCAGTACAGGCACCGGACTAAGGAGAGGTCATGAGGACGGATCCGACCATGGGCAGGCACGAGGTCGTGCCGCTCGCCGATCTCGTGGCGTACGACGGCAACGCCAAGCGCCACACGCGCGAGCAGATCGAGGCGGTGAAGGAGTCCATCAGTCAGCTGGGCTTCGGCGCCCCGCTGGTGGCATGGCACAACGACGACGGCAGGCCGGAGATCGTCGCGGGGCACGCCCGCGCCAAGGCCGCCGAGGAGCTGGGCATCGCGTCGGTGCCGGTGGTGTTCCGGGACGATTGGACGGACGCCCAGAGACGCGCCTACACGTTGGCGGACAACCAGACGACCATGATGACCGGCTGGGACCTCGGCGAGCTCCAATGCGAGCTGGATGCCCTCGGCGGGGCGTTCGACATGGGCGATTTCGGCTTCGACCTCGGGCGGATGCCGGACGAGCCGGATTTCAGCGACCTCTCCGCCATGTCCTCTGAATCCGACGAATCGCGCGAGTTCGAGGAGAAGTTCAAGCCGAAGCGCACCACGGACGACTGCTACACGCCGCCGGCCGTCTACGATGCCGTCCTCGGATGGGTCGTGGACGAGTACGGGATCGACCCGGGCAAGGTGGTGAGGCCGTTCTACCCCGGCGGCGACTACAGATCCCGCGAGTACCCCGACGGGTGCGTCGTCGTTGACAACCCGCCGTTCTCGATCCTCAGCGAGATCGTGTCCCACTACGTCGAGCGGGGCGTGCCGTTCTTCCTCTTCGCCCCCGGCCTGACGATGTTCAGCTCGATCAAGCCGGGGACGGGGGCGTGCTGCATCGCCGGCGGGCAAGTTGAATATGAGAACGGCGCGAGCGTGAGCACCGGTTTCATCACGAGCTTGGAGGACGGCACCGCGGCGAGGACGGCACCGAGGCTCACCGAGGCCATCAGGGACGCGGTGGCCGAGGTCAGCGGCGGCGGGGCGAGGGGGCTGCCGAGCTACAGGTACCCGCCCGAGGTGCTGACGTCGGCGGCTCTGCTCAAGATGTCGAAGTACGGGGCCGACCTGAGGATCGCGGAAGGCGAGTGCGTCAGGGTGGAGGGCCTCGATGCCCAGAGGGACGGCGGCAACGGCATCTTCGGCAGCGGCCTGCTGCTGTCCGAGGGGGCGGCCGCCAGGAGGGCCGAGGCCGATGAGGCCGTGGAGCTGGCGAGTGCCAAGATCGAATGGCAGCTGTCGGAGCGGGAGCGCGATCTGGTCGCGGCCATGGGCGGCAGATAGGGCGGGGCGGGCGCCGCCGGTAAATCGAGTTCCAACCATCCCCTGATAGTGATATAGTTATATATATAGAAAGGGGAGATCATGGCGACACCAGCCCAGACCAAGGCGACCGTCAAGTACATCAAGGACAAGACCCGGACGTATGTGATCCGCTGCCACAAGGTCAACGACGCGGACATAATCGGGTACCTCGCGGAACAGCCGAACGTATCCGGCCTCATCAAGTCGCTCATCCGGGAGAAGATCGGGGAAGAAAATCAAAATTGCCAGTAGATAGCCGTTATATATAGTATACTATATATAACGGCAAGGGAGGAGGGAGCCCTCGCCGTGGACGAGACGGAGACGTGCGAGATGACGAAGGAAGAGATGCAGAGGTTCCTCAACCGGGAGGCCGAGAAGGGGACCGGTGAGGTCGGGGCCCTGCGGGCGCTCGCGGAGATCTTGGGAATCAGGTACCCGCGCCTTGAGGACAGCGACAGCGAGTAGGTGGGAGGCCCCGGGAGACCGGGGCTTTTCCGTGACCCGCGCCCGACCATTGCGGGCATGGCGGGCAATGGCAGACATAGGGGCGGGATGCCCACGAGGTACGATCCGGACGTGCACGTGGCACTGGCCCGGTCGCTGGCGCGTACCGGTTACACCATTGATGAGATAGCCGAGAAGATGCAGGTCGGGCGCACGACGCTCTACCGGTGGCGCAAGGAGCACCCCGAGTTCCGGGACGCCCTAAAGGAGGGCCGCGACTTCGCCGACGGCATGGTCGAGGAGGCCCTGTACAAGGCGGCGCTCGGGTTCACCAAGAGGACCATCCGCGCCGAGAAGGGGCCGGACGGCAGGGTCAAGCGCCGCATCGAGACGGTGGAGCAGGTGCCTCCCAACGCCACGGCCGCGCTGTTCTGGTTGAAGAACCGCCGCCCCGACCTCTGGCGCGACCGGCGCGAGGAGCGGGCCGAGGGGGCGCCGCAGAGGGCCGTGCCGTCGTTCGACCTCGCCTCCATGATCGCCCCGCCGTTCCTCCGGGCGCACCGGGCGGTCATGTCCGGCGCCATCACGGACGCGTGGTTCGCGGGCGGGCGCGGCTCGACCAAGTCATCGTTCATCAGCATCGAGATCGTCAACGGCCTGACCCGCGACGAGGAGGCCAACGCCCTCGTCATGCAGCGGGTGTCCGCCGACATCCGCAACGGCACGTTCGCGCAGATGATGTGGGCCATCGACCAGATGGGGCTGTCCGATGCGTGGGAGGGGGCCGCATCGGCCCGCCGCATCCGCAACCGCGAGACGGGGCAGCTGATCATCTTCCGCGGCTGCGACGATCCAAAGAAACTCAAGGGCATCAAGGTCGAGCGCGGCCGCATCGGCTTCCTGTGGCTTGAGGAGGTCGACCAGTTCGACGGCATGGCGGACGTGCGCACCATCCGCCAGAGCGCCACGCGAGGCGAGGGCCATCAGGTGCGCTTCTACTCGTTCAACCCTCCCGCATCCCGCGAGAGCTGGGCGAACGTGGAGTTCGAGCGGGTGGCCGCGCTGGGCGACCCCGCTCAGATGGCGCACCGCTCCACCTACCTCGACGTGCCGCCCGAGTGGCTGGGCGAGCAGTTCATCGCCGACGCGGAGGGCCTGAGGGAGGCCGACGAGGACGCCTACCGCCACGAGTACATGGGCGAGGCCGTGGGCGTGGGCGGGGACGTGTTCACGCGGGCCGAGTTCCGTGGGATCACGGAGGAGGAGATCGCGGCGTTCGACCGCCTGCACGCCGGGCAGGACTGGGGCTGGTGGCCCGACCCGTGGGCGTTCACCCTCAGCGCGTGGGAGCCGGGCACGCGCACGCTGTACACGTTCGCCGAGGCGGGCGGCAACCGCCTGCAGCCCGGCGAATCCGCCAAGATGGTGCGCGACCTGCTGACGTGGCCCGAGCGGGGCGTGGAGGGGCGCACGGCCCCCGCGTACCACGCCATCCCCGTGCTGTCCGACGACGCCGACCCGGGGAGCATCGCGGCCCACAGGGACGAGGGGGTCAACGCCGTGGCGGCGGTCAAGGGCGGAAACCGCATGCTGTCGTACCAGTGGCTCGCCGGTGTGCGGTGGGTCATCGACCCCGTGAGGTGCCCCAACCTCGCCCGCGAGGTCAAGGCCATGCAGTACGAGCGCACCAAGTCCGGCGAGTGGCTCAACTCCGTCCCGGACGGGCGAGACCACTGGGTCGACGCCACCCGGTACGCCATGATGCCCGTCGTGACCCGGAGGGGAGCATACGGCACTGACAGGCGAGGTTAAGGGGGTGGCCGCATGGCCGCAGACAACCGGTTCACCGTGCCCGCGTGCGCGGCCAAGTGGCTGCGCGGGCAGGGCCACGCGCCGTATCAGGAGATGGGCGCGGACATCGAGCGGTGGTGGGGCTGGTACACGGGCGCGGCGGAGTGGTACGGCCGCACCGCCGTGGCCTACGAGGGCGGGGCGGCGCGCAAGACCCGCTACCGCTGCTACAGCATCCGCCCGGCCCGGCGGGTGTGCCGGGAGTGGGCGTCGCTGATGTTCGACGACGGCACGCGGTTCGCCGCCGAGGACCCGGGCGCCAACGCGTGGCTGCAGCGGTGGGCCGCGTCCACGGGGCTGCTGGCCATCGCCCAGCGGTGCACGGAGCGGGCGTTCGCGCTCGGCACCGGCGCGCTGGCGCTCGCGTTCAGCGTGCCCGAGGACGCGTCCGCCCCCGCGACCATGCGGCTGCGGCGCTACGACGCCCGCATGATCCTTCCGCTGTCGTGGAGCGACGAGGGCACCACGGAGTGCGCGTTCGTGACCGAGGCCGCCGTGCGCGGTCAGCGGGTCACGCAGGTGCAGGCGCACGTGGTGGAGGGAGGCACCTACCGCATCAGGTCGGCCTACTTCGACGCCCGGGGCAGGCAGGTGACCCCCGAGGGGCTGCTGGCGGACTTCGACACGGGGCAGGCGCTGCCGACGTTCTGCCTGATCCGGCCCGCCGTGGACAACCTCGTCGCGGACATGTCGCCGCTGGGGCAGAGCGTGTTCGAGGACGCGGTGGACGCCATCAAGGCGGTGGACGACGCCTTCGACACGCTCGTCCGCGAGCTGGCGGTCACCAAGCCCAAGGTGTTCATGGCGGACCAGCTGCTGCAGACGTTCGACGGCCCCGGCGGGCGGCGCGTGGCCGTGCCGATGGTCCCGGAGGAGACGGTCATCCGCGCCGTGTCCGGCTACAGCGGCGGCGACCTCATCAAGACGTTCCAGCCCTCCATCCGCTCCGGCGAGATCAGGGACGCGCTCGACACGGCGCTGGCGGAGCTGGGCGACCTGACCGGGTTCGGTCAGCAGTACTTCACGCTCAGCAAGCGGGGCGGCCCCAAGACCGCCACGGAGGTGAGCGCCGACAGCTCCGCTCTCATGCGCAACCTGCGCAAGCACGAGGTGGGCGTGGGGGCGTCGCTGTCGGCCATGCTCACGGCGGCGCTGTCCTGCGCCCGCTCGAAGATGGGCGTCCCGATGGGCGACCCCGGCGCGGTGTCCGTGACGTGGGACGACTCCATCATCGAGGACACGCCCGCCGAGAAGTCCCAGATGCTCGCGGAGGTGTCATCCGGCGTGGTGTCCCCGTGGGAGTACCGCAGGCGCTTCCTCGGCGAGGACGAGCGGACCGCGCGCTCCATGGCGGACGAGGCCCGGCCCGGCGCCGCGCCGGTGGTCTAGTGCTCGAGCCGGAGCAGGTCGCGGCGGTCGGGGACGAGGCGGCGGCGGGGGCGGCCAAGGCTACAGATGCCGTGGTGTCCATCATGGCCGACATGGTGGCCGACGGCATCCGATCTGGGGACCTCGTGCGGGCCATCGCCGAGAGCGGCAGGATGCCCCAGATCGTGCTGGCGGCCCTCGGGGCGAGCCCCATCATGCCGACGCGCGCCGAGAGGGCCGCGAGGGAGGCGCTGAGGGCCTCCATGCGGGCCGATGCGAAGGCGGTCGGCATGTCGGCCGCCGAGATCGATCTCAACAGCGCCCAAGCCGCCCTGGGGGCGAACCTGAGGGCCTTCCAGACGCGGTGCAACCTGAGCATGGCCCGCGACGCAGCCGACGGCTACCGCGAGATCGTGAGCGACATGATCCTACGCGTCAACCGCGGGGAGCTGGCCCCCGAGCGGGCGGTGGCGGAGGGCGTGCGCCGCATGGCCGAGCGCGGCGTGCGCGTGGTCACGTACCGGGGCGGCAGGCGCGAGCACCCGGACGTGGTGATGCGCCGCCACATCCAGACCATGACCAAGCAGGCGGCCACCGACGGCACGATGGAGCTGTGCCAGCGCCTCGGGGTGAGGCTGGTCGAGGTCGACAGCCACAAGGGCGCGCGCGAGACGCACCGGGCGTGGCAGGGGCGCGTGTACGGCGTCGACGGCCCCGTGGTCATGGAGGACGGCACCCGCTACCCGGGCCTGCGCGAGAGCGGGGCGTGGGACGGCCTGCACGAGCCGAACTGCCTGCACTCCATGGCGCCATACGTGCACGGGCGCGCCAAGCGGTGGAGCGAGGACCCGGACGGCGGGGAGGAGCGGGCCGCCGAGGGCTACAAGATGAGACAACGGCAGCGCGCCAACGAGCGGAGGATCCGCGAGGCCAAGCGGGAGGTCGCGGCCCTCGAAGCGCAGGGCGAGGACGCCACCGCGGCCCGGCTGAAGCTGGGGAGGGCCGAGGCGGCCCAGAGGAGGCTCCTCGCCCAGAAGGGTGCGCCGCGCCGCCGCCCCGGCCGCGAGGAGGCTTACGACGCGAGGGGCCGGAGGATCGAGGCCGAGGGGATCGCCGCGGACGCCGCGAGGGAGCGCGACGAGCGCGTCAACGGCCCCCTGCCCAACACCGTCCATAAGGGGCGGCAGGCCAAGCACGTCAAGGGCACTCCGCAATACAGCCAGGAGATCGAGAGGCGCAAGGCAAATGGATCTAGGTATCCGGCTCCTAGCTGGCTATCCCCTGATTTGACGGACGATGATATACAGGCTCTGGTTGATAGGTACGCGGGGCGAGGGACGCCGAAAGTGACAAGGTCGGGTGAGTGGTCGAAGAAGGAGATATGCAGGTCAAACCGTATGATTGGGTATAATGTAGGTGCAGATGGAGTGCAGGAAACGGACACGTTCATCATCCATTACTCGAAGGCGGGCGTGCACATCGTCCCGATGAAACCGCTGGAAGGGGAACAGTGAATATTAACGAGGCGTTCGAGCTGGACGGCAAGAAGGTTTCCATTCTATGCAACGATGGGCAAGCTCTCTCCGGTGAGGTCTACGGAGTCGAGACGGAGGAAGACGAGCCAGAGGCGATTACCGTCAGGGTTTCACCTGAGATGTTCGTCGATATCGAGCTTGGGGAAATCGCATCATACGAGGTGCTGTAAAGCGCTGAGGGAGTTCCAGCACCGCGAAAGGGGGAGAGATGCTTGAGTTCGAGCTGTTGAGCAACGATGGCGACGCCCTCATTTACGAGTACTACCCAGAGGGCGACCGGGGCGACCCCGGGCGGGTGCGCTACGAGCCTAAGGGGCAGGAATTCGAGATCGAGCTCCTTCCGAAAGCGGACGAGTTCAGGCATTACTTCTTCCATCTGGCAAGCAGGCTGCGGGAGTCCGCTGGCGAAGACCTTCCGGCCGATGGTATGTGCGCGTGGTACTAGATCCAAGACGATATGGAGGATGAGAACCTATGAACCGGGATGACATGCCAGCCGTTGCCTACCGCATCCTCCGCTACATGGACGCCTGCCAGAAACGCGGCGTCGGGCCGGACAAGGGGCAGGCCCGCGAGGCGGCAGGGGTCGCGGAGCCGTACTTCGCGGCCGTGCTCAAGTCGCTCTCCGAGAGCGGGAGGGTTTCGGGAGTCTCCGTCGAGGACTACATCGACGGCACCTCGGGGGTCGTGTTCCGCGGCGCGCGCATCACCATGGACGGTGCCGAGTACCTGTGCGAGAACGGGACGATGGCGAAGGCCCGCGCCCTCATGGGCGTCGGGTTCGAGGCGGCCGTCTCAACCTTCGTGGCGGCGCTCGCGAAGGCGGCGGGCCTCGCCTGATCCAGCCACGACAACGGTATGACGCAGGAGGGGCCCCGCGAGGGGCCCTTTCCCGTGCCGTGTGACGCCTCCCCGAGCATATGCGGCGGCAATGGGGGCGGCCGACGCCCCCGGAAGAGGCACGGGGCGGCCCACGCCCCACCCGACGCGGAGTGAACCGCCGAACAAACGCCGGGGTCGAACGGGAGGAGAACGCATGGCCGACGAGACCAAGACCGACGAGAAACCCGAGGAGGAGCCCGACGCGAAGCCTGAGGGCGGCCCCAACTGGCAGCGGGCGGCCGAGGACTACAAGGCGCAGCGGGACGCCGCACGCAAGCAGTTCGAGGAGCTGCAGGGCCAGTACGACGCGCTGAAGGGCCGAGTCGAGGGGCTCAAGACCGCCGAGGACGTGCAGAGGGCCGTGGACGACGCGCTCGCCAAGGCCACGGCGGACTTCGACGAGGCCAAGGCCGGTTGGGCCGAACGAGAGAAGGCGCTGGTTGTCGGCAACGCCCTCGCCGAGGGCGGGTGCATCGACACCAAGGCGCTCATGGGCCACATCGACCTGTCCGGGGTCACCGTCAAGGACGGCAAGGCGGAGGGCATCGACGTGCCCGCCCTGCAAGGCTCCTACCCGTACCTGTTCGGCAAGCGCGAGCAGGCAGGCTCGACCGACGCGCAGCCCAAGGGGGCGGCGTCGGCGCTGGACGAGCGCATCGACAAGGCGTTCGCAGCGAAGTAAGACACAAGCGAAGGAGAACACATGGCACTCGGAGCATACGTAACCAAGTTCACGGCCAAGCTCGATCAGATCATCGAGCGCGAGACGCTGACAGCCGACCTCAACATGAACGGCGACCTCCTCGGGGAGTTCGCCGATTCCGGTGAGATCAAGGTCGCGAAGCTGTCCATGGACGGCCTCGCCAACTACGACCGCGCCAAGGGGTTCGTCCCCGGCAACGTCTCCACCGACTGGGAGACGTTCAAGCTGCGCCACGACCGCGCCCGCGAGTTCGAGGTGGACGCCATCGACGACGAGGAGCGCGCCGCCGTGCTCTCCGCGAACCTCATGGCGGAGTTCGAGCGCACCAAGGTCATCCCCGAGGTCGACGCGGTCCGATTCGCGACCATCGCGACCAACGCGGGCGGCACCGCCGCGGCGAAGGTGGCAACCCCCGCCGAGGCGCTCAAGGCGCTGCTCGCCGGAGAGCAGGCGGTGGAGGACGCGGGGGCCGACCTGTCCCAGTGCGTCCTGTACTGCACCTCGGCCTTCAAGGGCCTGATCCGTCAGGCCCAGCCCTACCGCCTCGATCAGGGCGCCGACCCCAACGGGTCGTTCAAGACGTTCGACGAGATGAAGCTCGTGACCGTCCCCTCCGCGCGCTTCCAGACCAAATTCGACCTGCTCGACGGCACCACGTCCGGCCAGAACGCGGGCGGCTTCAAGCCCGCCGCCGACGCCAAGGCCATCGACTTCCTGATCGTGCACCCCTCGGCCGTGGCCGCCATCCAGCGCCACGAGAAGCTGCGCTACTTCGCGCCGGACGCCAACCAGAGCAAGGACGCGCACCTGTGGCAGTACCGCCTCTACCACGACCTGCTCGTGTACGAGGCCAAGAAGCCGCTGATCTACGCCCACACCGCCTCCGCGAAGGCGTAAGCATGGAGCCGGAGGTCACGTACACGGAGATGACCGCCGCCCTGGGCGACGGCATCACCGAGGAGGCGTTCGCGGAGTGCCTGCCGCACGCGGTGGCGGCGGTGCGCGAGGTCACGTGGCCCAACGCCCCCGCCACCGAGGGGCAGCGCGCGGCGTGGAAGCGGGCCGTCATGGCCGCGCTCCTCGCCGACGCGCGGGGCGGCTCCACCCACGGCGCCGGTACGGGAGGGTTCTCGATCGGCTCGTACTCGGTCTCGGGCGGCACCGCCGCCGCCGAGGCCCGCGGGGCCGTGAGGGACGCCGTGGTGCGGGAGCTGGCGGGCAGCGGCCTGCTGTACATGGGGCTGGGGGAGCTATGACGCCCATCCCCCTGCACCTGCTCCCGTCCACCATGACGTGGAGGGCGCCCGTCGAGGGCGACTTCGGCGGCGAGTACGGGCCGGAGGAGACCACGGAGCGCGTGCGCTTCGAGCTGGCCGACCCCCGCACCGCGAGCGACTACGGGCGGCACGAGGCGACGACCGGGCGCATCTGGATCGACGCGGCCAACAGCGCGGGCGGCGTGCCGCCCGTGGGGTCCATCGTCCGTATCGACGGCGGCCCCGAGATGGCCGTGCGCAGGGTCGCGCCCTACCACGGCTCAGGCGGGCGCCTGCACCACACCGAGCTGGAGGTGGGCTAGGTGCTCAGGGTCAGCATCGCGTCGGACCTCGCGCCGCTGCTCATGGCGATGGACTCCGCCGCGGCGGGGGACGCGCTGGAGCTGCTGACCGTGACCGTCGAGGAGGACATGCGGCCCTACGTCAAGCACGACACGGGCCGTCTGGAGGAGTCGGCGCGCAAAAACAGCGACTTCCGGGGCGGGCGCATCGTGTACACGGCGGTGGACGAGGAGACCGGCGAGGACTACGCGGCGGCGGCCTACGAGGACCCGCGCGTCGGGGAGCACGGCGACCAGAACGATAAGGCGACGGCGCACTGGGCCGAGGCCGCGTCGAACGACAGGTCGGAGGAATGGGCCGAGCTGCTGGCCCAAGCGATGATCAAGGAGATGTCATGAGGGTGCCGGACATCCTGAGGGCGGTCCGTGACGAGCTGAGATCCGCCGGGCTGGGGCCGCTGTACATGCGGCGGCTCGGCGCCTTGGACGGGCGCGAGGGCATCGTCATCCGCCCGGGGGCGGCGCGCGTGCTCAGCCGCTACATCGACGGCAGCGCGGACATGGAGATGCCGGTGCGCGTCATCTGCAAGCGCCGCGAGGCCGTGAGGGCCATGGCTGACGCCGAGGACGCAGCCGACGCCCTGTCGCTCGCGGTGGTCACGGCCGGCGGCGAGACGGCGGTCATCACGTGCGAGGCCGAGCGGGCGCGTGAGCTGGAGCTGTCAGACGCGGAGTACAGCGTCTGGGAGGCCACCGCGACCGCCCGGTACGAGATCAAGCCAACCAACCAGTGAGGAGAGACGATATGAAGCTCACACGCAACCTGTTCATCCCGGCGCTCGACGTGAGCACCGGCGGCAAGGGCGAGTTCGTGGCCATCGACAAGTCGACGGTGTTCGAGTTCGCATGGAACCCCAACACGGAGACCTACAGCTACATCTGCAACAAGAACGACAGCAACGAGGTCACGGGCTACGCGCCGACCATGGGCCAGGAGATCGTGCTCGACAACTCCAACCCCATGTACTCGTTCCTGCAGCCGAAGTTCATGGCCATGCCCACGGGCAGCGACTGCAACATCCCGTGCCTGCTCATCGAGCCGGACATGACCACGGGCAAGCCCACGGTGGGGCGCCTGTGGAAGGAGGCCACCGTCGTGCCGGACACGCTCAACACCGTCGACGGCAAGCTCGCCTTCACCATCAACTTCAACGGCGACCCGACCCCGGGCACGGTCGCCATCTCCGGCGGCAAGATCACGTTCAAGGAGGGCGCCTCCGGCGCCGGGGCGTAAGGCAGCGTGACGCCCGGCCGAAAATCCCCCTCGCAGGTCAACCGACAGCGAGGGGGATTTTCCATGGCCCGACCCATTTACACCATCAAGGTGGCCAAGGCGTTCGAGGCGGCCGCCAAGGAGCAGGACTTCGAGGCGCGGTACCGCGCGAAGCACAAGGCGCTCGCCGACGTGCTGGGCGCCGACGAGATGGAGGCGTACGGCGTGGCGCAGTCGTTCGGCGAGTGCGACCTCGCCGCGCTCGAGAAGGCGTTCGCGGAGGTCAAGGCCGAGTACGAGGCCCCCATGGCGGAGGCCCAGGGCAGCGAGATCGACCGCATCGCGGCGCAGCTCGAGCGCATCCCGACGGACAAGATACAGGCGCTGGACGCGCTGCTCAGCAGGCCGCGCGGGCGCCAGGGCTTCCGGGCGCTGTGATCGACCTCGCGGCCGATATCGCGGCGGGAGAGTCCCCGCTGCAGACGGCCCTCGTCGTGGACGGGGCCGAGGTGCCCGTTGACACAGGGTTCCGGGCGTGGCTGCGCTTCGGTCGCGCGTTGGGCGAGCACGGCGTGGCCGACCCGCGCGTGCTGCTCGGCCCCGCCCCCGCCGGGTGGGTCGGGGCGGCCGTGGCGTTCTACCTGGACGAGCAGCCCGTCCCGCGCCCGAGGGCCGGTGGCGGCAGGCGGGCGGTCGACTTCGACGCGGACGCGCCGCTCATACTGGCGGCCTTCCGCCAAGCCTACGGCATCGACCTAGCCGACCCGGGGACGGCCATGCACTGGCACGTGTTCCTCGCGCTCTTCCGCGCCCTCCCCGCCGACACCCTCATGGCGCAGGTCATGGGGTGGCGCACGTGGAGCGAGGCGGACGAGCGGCGCAGGCCCGAGACGGCGGCGAGGGAGCGGCGGGACGCGTGGGCGCTCCCGTCCATGACGGATGACGAGATGGCCGAGGCGCTGGCCTATCAGGCCCACTGGCTCGGCGGGGACGCGGACACGGAGGTGTAGCGGATGGCCAAGGGCAAGGTGCTGATCGAGGTGCTCGCCGACGTCGGCAAGGCCAAGGGCGCGATCGACGGCCTGGCCGGCAAGGTCAAGGGGATCGGCGAGGCGGTCGCGGCCGGCGCCGCGGCGGCCGGTGCCGCCGTGGTGGGCGTCGGCGCGGCGGCGCTCAGCGCGTACAAGGACTACGAGCAGCTGGTGGGCGGCGTGGACACGCTCTTCGGGGCCGCGTCCGGCAGGCTGCAGCAGTACGCGGCCGACGCCTACAGGACGGCGGGCATGAGCGCCAACCAGTACATGCAGCAGGCCACCAGCTTCTCGGCCTCGCTCATCTCCTCGGTCGGCGGGGACACGGCGCACGCGGCGGACCTCGCCAACGTGGCCATGACCTCGATGGCGGACAACGTCAACAAGATGGGCAGCAGCATGACGGACGTGCAGAACGCCTACCAGGGCTTCGCCAAGCAGAACTACTCCATGCTGGACAACCTCAAGCTCGGCTACGGCGGCACCCAGGAGGAGATGCGGCGCCTCATAGACGACGCCAACAAGCTCCGCGAGGCCAACGGGCAGGCAGGCGACCTCACCATCGACAAGTTCGGCGACGTGGTGCAGGCCATCGACGAGGTGCAGAGGCACATGGGCATCGCCGGCGCCACGGCCGAGGAGGCCATGGGAACCATCGAGGGCAGCGTCAACATGGCGCAGGCTGCGTGGGGGAACTGGCTCGCGGGCCTCGGCAGGTCGGACGCCGACATGGGCGAGCTGACCGACCAGCTGCTGGAGGCCGTGGGGGCGGTGGCGGAGAACGTGGCGCCCCGCGTGGCGAAGATCGGGCAGGCGATCTTGGAGAACCTGCCCGGCGCGCTGTCCGGCATTGCGGATACGCTCGGCCCGATCATCTCCGAGGCGCTGGCGGGCGCGTGGAACGGGGCCGTCGCGTTCCTCGGGTCACTCGGCATCGAGCTCCCGGAGATGGACGCCGAGGACATCACCGGCGCGATCGACGGCATCAAGGGCGCCTTGCAGGACTTCGCGGATGTCGCCGGTCCGATAGTGACGACGGTCATCAACGTGGCGGCGGATGCGGTCAAGGTGCTTGCCGACAATATCGACATCGTGGTTCCCGTGGTCGCGGGGCTCGCGGCGGCGTTCTTGGCGGTCGCGGCCGCCCAAGGCGTCATCCAGATCATTACAGCGCTCGGAGTCGCCATCGGCTTCATCGCGTCCCCCATCGGCATCGTCGTGGTTGCCATCGCCGCCGTGGTGGCGGCCATCGTCGCGCTCATGACCAACGCCGGCGGGTGCCGGGACTTCATCATGGCCGTCATATCGGCCGTCGGTGCGGCCATATCCGGCTTCGCCGCTGGCGTCGTGCAGTTCTTCACGGTCGATGTCCCAGGCGCGATCACGTCCCTGGGAGAGTGGTTCATGGGGCTCGGGGCGACCATCGGCGGGGCGCTCCTCGGTGCGATAACCGCTGTTGGCGGGTTCGTCACCGACATGGCGAGCAAGGCCCTTGAGGCCGGTTCGGGGTTCATCTCGAACATCGGTTCCGGCCTCGCCAACCTCGCGTCGTCGGTCGGCGGCAAGCTGTCCGAGGCGATCGGGCGCGTCGCGTCGTGGGCGACCGACATGGCGACCAAGGCGACCAACGCAGCGAGGGACTTCAAGGACAAGCTGCTCGACGGATTCGCGAACGCCGGGAGCTGGCTGATCGACTCGGGCAAGGCGATCCTGGACGGCCTCGGGCAGGGCATCAGCGACGCCGTCAAGGGCGTTACGGACATCGCGTCCGGCGCGGTCGAGAAGATCAGGTCGTTCTTCCCGTTCTCGCCCGCGAAGCGCGGTCCGTTCAGCGGACGCGGTTACACGACGTTCTCGGGCCGCGCCCTCATGGGCGGGTTCGCCGAGGGCATCGACAGCGGCACCGGCACGGCGCTTGATGCGGTCGCGGAGGCCGTCGGCGCGGTGCAGGAGGCCTTCGATATCTCGATGTCAGGCCCGGAGCTGGCGTTCTCGGCGACCGGCCCCACGGGGCCGCGCGACACCGCATCGCCCATCGTGGACGCCATCAGGGCGCTCACGGAGCGCGTCGACGCGATGGAGTACAACCTCGGCCCCATCATCGCGCGGAACGCCCCGCGCTTCCCGAGCGACCGAGATATGCAGAGGATGGTGACGGGATATGTCGCTGGCTACTGATCTGGTATACACGACGTCGCGCGGCGTGCGCCTCAACCTCGGCAGGGGCGAGGCGCGCCGCCACGGCGAGGACACCATGCGCTCGCACGACTGGGCGCACAAGATGGGCCGACGGGGCGTCTCCGGCGTCTCGGCGGACGCCCAGACCCGCAAGGTGAGGATCGTGGCGTCGTCCGCGGCCGAGATGGACCGCATCCGCCGCCTGATGGACGCCGACACGGCGCGGCAGGCGCCGGGGACGTTCACCGTCGGGGACTGGCGGCAGCGCGGGCTGCTGCTGTCCTCCTCGCCCGACTCCACGCGCGGGGTCTACGCGGCCACGTTGGAGTTCGTGCTGCTCGACGGCTACTGGCGGCGGGCCGTCTCCGTGGACTTCATGGGCTCGGCGGCGGACGGCGGGAGGACGGGGCTCGACCTGCCGACCGATATGCCGTTCGATCTGGGCATCCGGGCCAACACGGGCGAGTTCACGGCGGGCATCGACATGGACGCGGACATCAAGCTGCTCATATTCGGGCCGTGCATCAACCCGTCCGTGACCGTCGGGGGCAACCGCTACGCGCTGGACGCGAGCGTGCCGAGCGGGGCGCGGGTGGAGGTGGACGGCGCGTCGTGGCCGCGCACCATCGAGCTCGTGGGCATCGACGGCCAGAGGACGGGGATGTTCGGGGCGGGCCACCGCGCTTCGGGCGTGGGCAGCGGCGAGTACATCTTCGAGCCGCTCCACCCGACCGAGACGGGCGTGCAGCCGGTGGAGTGGGACGGGTCGTTCTCGTGGCAGCTCATCTACTACGAGCGGGACACGGAGCCGGAGTGGGGAGGCGAGCTGTGGAGCTGATCGTCACCGACGAGGCGCGCCGTGACGTGGCCGAGATCGGGGACTTCGACCTCGACCTCGCGTTCGGCGACACGCAGAACGATTTCGTCCTCACGACCCGTGAGGGGCCGCGCCTGACCGCCGGGTGCCTCGTCTACGTCGACGGCACCGAGTACGGCGGCGTGATCGACGACATCACGTCCGACGGCGAGCGGGTCAGCTACTCGGGCAGGACGTGGCACGGCATCCTCGCGGGCAAGGTGCTGTCACCCCTGCCCGGTCAGGACTACCTCGCCATCGCCGGTGACGCGGCCTCCGCCATCGGCACGCTCATCGGGATGATGGGGTTGGGCGACCTGTTCCGCGCGACCGGCGGCGGGCGGCGCTTGAGCGGCACCTACCAGTTCGACCGCTACACGGACGGATACCGGGGCATGTGCAGGATGCTCCGGGAGTCCGGGATGCGCCTCGGCATGGTCTACGAGGACGGCGGCGTGAGCCTGTCACCGGAGCCCATAGCAGTTTACGGTGACGATGTGGACAGCGACCGGGCGACCTTCCGCAGCAAACGGCGCTACCGCAACGTCAACCACCTGGTGTGCCTCGGCAAGGGCGAGCTGCGCGACCGCGCCGTGGTGCACCTGTACGCGGACGGGCGGGGCATCGTGTCGCAGGCGCAGACGTTCCGGGGCGTCGAGGAGCGGGCCGAGACCTACGAGATGACCACCTCCGAGGCCCCGGAGCTGCTGGCAAAGGGCACCGAGCGCCTGCGCGAGCTGCAATTGCAGGGCGAGATCGACGTCACCGCCGAGGAGGGCGGGAGCTACGCCGTGGGGGACTACATCACGGGGCGCGACAACGGCACCGGCGAGCTCGTGACCAGCGAGGTGACAAAGAAGGTGCTGCGCGTCGAGGGAGGCATGGCCGCGGTCGAGTACGAGTGCGGGATGGGCAGGCCGTCAGGGCAGGTGGCGTGACGCTCCACCGAGACTCGGTGCGAAGGCGACAGAGGAGGTAGACAGCATGATCAACTGCGTCACGGGGCGCGCCGGCGAGGATCACATCACGGGCGACGATTGGGGGCACCTCAACGCCGGCATCGTCGGGTCGGGGGCGTATGTGCTCAAGACCGGCAACCAGCTCAAGGCCACGGTGGCATCGGCCAACAGCATCACCATCAGCGACGGGGACGCCGTGCTCAACGGGCGGCACATCCGCGTCTCGTCCCCGGAGTCGGTGACGATCCAATCGGGCACGGTCGGGCAGAGGCGAAACGACATCATCGTGCTGCGGTACGCCCGCACGGGCTCCGGGGCGGCGATGCGCGAGGGCGCCTCGCTCGTGGCCGTCAAGGGCACGTCAACGACCGGCGCGCCGCGAGACCCGGCGACCGGCACCGGCAACGTGCTCAACGGGTCGGCCACGGCGGACATGCCCCTGTACCGCATCCCCATCGACGGGGTGACCGTCGGGACGCCCGTGCCGCTGTTCGACCGGGTGGTCACGGCGGCGGAGGTGCGGGATTACATGTCCCGTGGCGGCGCGTGGTCTGACCTTTGGCGCGAGGGCGATGCACATGTGTCCATACGCCGTTGCGGCCCCATGACCGAGGCCGTGTGGGCGTTCCCCCAGGAAACCCCATCCGTCTGGTCGCCCAGCGCCCGCGTGCCGGAGGGGCTGAGGCCGTCGCGGCAGGTGTACGGGTCGGCGACGGCCACCGACGCCAACGGCAACCCGCGCGCCCTCATCTCACAGTACTGGTTCGGCGGCGACGGGCGCATGTCCTTCGCGGTCGTCGGCGGCACCGCGGGGACATGGCACCGTGGCCACGCGGCATGGCCCTACGCGCCGAGCGCGACCATGTAGCAGAGCCGCACCCACTGCCCGGCCTGAACGGTCTTGTCGGTGAGGACCTGTATCGACCTGCGGTCATCATGGTTGTAGAGGACGCCGGTGACGTTCACCGGGCGATCATTCCACGAGCCGCTCATGACGGAGACGCAGTCGCGGCCGTTGTCGAACGGCCTGCCGAACTCCCGTTCGAACTCGTCGCCCGTGAAGAGGGTGATCACGTTGGCGGTGTATATGAGCGGGAAGGACTTGGACCCCGTGCGGATGCGCGGGGCGTGGGACATGTGACCCCATGGGCGCGTGTGACGCCCACCAGAACATGGCCGGGAACCGAGAGGGGGTTTCCGGCCATGTTCATATCAGGGCGCATCGAGGACGGGCAGCTCGTGATCACCGACGCCGAGGACGGCGTGCCCATCGTGCTCGCGGGCGAGCCCGAGCCCGTCGAGGGCTACGAGGCCGTGACGCGATGGGTCGAGGAGGACGGGGCCATACGCCAGACGTGGGCGCTCCATCCGACCGCCGAGGCGGTGGCGAGGGCGTCCATAGAGGCGCAGAGGCTCACCGCGGCCATGTTCAACGACCGCGAGGCGCTGGCCGTCGCGGCCCTTTTCCCGGCGTGGGAGCCGGGCGGCTCCTACGCGGACGGCGAGCGCGTCAACTACGGCGGGCGCCTGTACCGCGCCACCGGGGCGCAGGGCGCGGACGCCACCACGGCGCCTGACGCAGAGGGCGCCCCATTCGTCGAGATCGAGGGGAGGTGATGCGGATTGCAGGGCGATTGGGAGCCTATCGCCGTCGGGACGCTGCTCGTCGGCCTCCTCGGCCTCGTCTACAAGGTCTACGTCGACTCGAGGGCGCGGGCCGTCGCGGCGAAGGCCGAGCAGGCCGAGGCGCGCGCCGCGCAGAAGGTCACGGACGCGAAGCTCGACGGCATCCGCGACGACGTGCGCGAGATGCGTGACACGGTGCGCGATGTCGCCGACAGGCAGGCGGTTGACCGGGGGGAGATCGCCGATGTCCGGGCGGAGTTGTCCGCCCAGAAGGCGGAGATGGTCGCCCACGACCGGCGGATTTCCGAGCTGGAGCACCGGGGGCACAGCCTGGTAGGCGGGACGGACTGAAATCAAAGCTAGAAAAACGACGAAAGGAATAGATATGGACGCAACTATCGGGGATTGGGCGCGCGCGGCCCTCATCCGCGCAATCAAGACGGCGGCGCAGACGGCGGTGTCCCTGATCGGCACCGGGGCCGTCGGCTTCACCGATCTGGACTGGGTTCAGATCGCGAGCATCTCCGGCGTCACCGCCGTGGCGAGCCTGCTCACCTCCGTGGCCGGTGTGCCGGAGGTCGCGGGCGGGGCGAGCGTCGGCAAGCTGGGGGGCGAGTGACGTGGCGGAGGACAAGGAGCTGCAGCGGGAGCTGGAGGAGGCCCTCCAGCAGGACAAGGGTCAGGCGAACCATGACCCGGACGTGGCGCCCATGCAGGTGATCAGCTATGGCAAGTGAGTACGACCTCCTCTCTCGCGCGGCGGGGGAGATAGGATACTCCCGCTGGACGGACCCCAACACCGGCACCAAGTACGGCAACTGGTACGCGGAGCTGACCGGCGTCCCGGCCTTCGGGGCCAACGGGGTGCCGTACTGCGCGATGTTCGTCTCGTACATCCTCGCCCAGGTCGGCGTGGTCGCGGCGGGCTACCCGACCGCGAGCGTCTCGGCGGGCATCCGCGGGGCGCGGGCCGCCGGCGCGCTGCTGTCGAACAAGCGGGACGCCCGCCCCGGCGACCTGGTCAACTTCGACTGGGACGCGGCAAACGGCAACGGGGCCGACCACGTGGGCATCGTGGAGCGCAACTGCGGGGGGTACCTGCAGACCATCGAGGGCAACACCTCCTCCGGCTCGTCCGGCTCGCAGGGCAACGGGGGCGGGGTGTACCGCCGCACGCGCAGCTGGTCGGTGGTGCACAGCGTGATCCGCCCCCAGTACGGCGCGGCCACGCGGGCCAAGCCCGTCGAGGGCGGCAAGCTGGCCGTGGACGGGTGGTTCGGCCCCAACACCATCCTGCGCGGGCAGATCGTGTCCGGCGCGCCGTACCGCGACGGCCTCGTGAGCCGCCAGAACCGCTTCCACCGCGCGTCGCTCAAGGCGTGCACGGGGGGCTGGCAGTGGGTCGACGGCGGGGAGCTGCCCGGCAGCCAGTACATCGCCCGCCTGCAGTCGATGGTCGGCGCTCACCCGGACGGGTTCATGGGGCCTGGGACCGCTGACGCGATGATCCGCTATTTCGCCGGGGCGAGCGGGGCCACGGTCACCGACCACCGGCTGGACGGGCCGAGCATCACGGTCAAGGCGTACCAGTCGTGGCTCAACGGCCAGCGGTAG